CTCCGCCACGAAGACTGCGGTGAGCGCCGTGCAGAAGAACTCTCTCACCAGCGACATCGTGAACCTCATCCGTGAGAAGCCCGCCGTCTCTCCCAGCGAGATCGCGTGGCGTGTCGATGCGGACGCTCCGGCCTCTGTCTCGCCCTGACTCAATGCTCCCTTGACGGGGAGCCTCAACGGTCACTCGCCCAGTGATCGGGCCGCATGAGGAACACCCACTTCATGCGGTCCTTACTTCGGAGATGAAGCATGCCTGCCACCTGTACCCAGTCGCCGTCCACCCAAGCCATCGAGTCGGCCAACGGTGTTACCACCGTATCAACCGGCGCCGGCAACGTCGGCACATGGGTCATCCGCGCGAAGGTAAACACGCTCCCCGCCGACGCGAACAAGATCGCGTACCTGTGGGCCGAACAGGGGAGCAACGTAGACCTTGGCGACACCGGCAACGAGCGTGTCGCACTCTTCGTGCGTGGGGACGGCAAGCTCTACTTCGAGTGGTGGGACGGGGCCAACGCACGCATCACGCCCGGCGTCTCCATCTCCACCGGCCAGTTCTACTACGTCCACTGCCAGCGCAACGGTGATGTGCTCTCGATGTGGGTCGGGGATCCCTACTCGACCACGCCGAGCGCCAACCTCACGGGTGTGGGAACCACGAACTTCGACGGGACTGCTGACTACATCGTGCTGTTCCGTGCGGCGACCAACCTCAACCTGCTCGGGACGGGCGGCATCAACGGCGTCGAGCGGTTCAAGGGCTCGCTCGCCTTCTTCGCTGGATATCGTGCGGTGTTCACGCAGGACCAGCGTGTGCGCATGTGGGCCTTCGGTGCGCCGAAGCGCGATGACTTCCTCCTCGACGGCGAACTCACACCCACCTACTCGTACACCTTGGAGAGCTTGTACCCGGACACCCGAGGCGGCTCTCTCCTGCAACTGAATGGTGTCGCCCTTCCTACCTTCACGCAGACCCGTGAGGTTGCGGAGTGGGCGACTGCCGATCCCTTCTCGCTCGATCCCACCATGTTCGATGACGTGCCCTCGTGTCGTGCCTTCTGGACATTCCAAGAGGCGGTGCCGGGCACACCCGCGAACTACGCAACCGTTGACCACATCAACGGAATCTCGCTGGTGTTTGCGGGCGATGCCGACTACACCAGCGGAGGCGGAAGCGCATCGAACCTTGCCCGAGTCGAGGATGGTGTGTTCGGTCGATACGCGCTCAGTGTGGGTACGACCGGGGTTGCTGGCTCCATCGGAGATTCGGTCCCGTTGTGGGTGCCCGACACCGATCCGCAGATCGACAAGCTGCGGATGCCCGGTCGCAAGGGCGTAACGGTGATGGCTTGGGTCAAGCCCGCGAACGGATGGGCCTTCGATGCGCAGGGCGGACTTATCGCAGGCGTGTGGGGTGAACACGGCGGCAACGACGGTGACCGCCAGTACGCCTTGTTCATGAACATCAACTACATCTTTGACGGCGACAATCACTTCCCATCGCTCACCGTCAACGGCCACACCAGTGCGACCGGCGACAACACCGACCCCTACCTCTACAACTATGAGGTGGGGTTCACGGGTGATCGCTGGAAGAAGAATCGCTGGAGCATGATGGCGATGACGTTCGACCCGGAGACTGGTACGACCACTCAGTACCTCAACGGTCGAGCAGTTCCCAGCGCCCGCAATCCATTCCAGCCCGGCTACAACGACCTTTATGAGTCGGAGGACGGGTTCCGCGTCGGCGGCGTGCGTGTGTTCAACGGCGTCGGCTCCACGTGGGGCAACTGGGCCAACTGCTACCTCGGAGGAGTCGCGGTGTTCGAGGGGGCGATGAGCGCCGCCGAGATTGCGGCAGCCTACGCAGGTGCAGATGTTGCAGCCGCAGCCGCCTCTCAATCCTCACCCATCAATCGCGGACCTCTGTTCATCCGATAAGGAGTCTCTATGCCACCCTCAGTGAAGCCGATCCCCCTTCCAAAAGGCAGGGGCTCGGAAGTTATCCCATTCCTCGAAGCCAACGGCATCTTCCCCGTGGAGCCGCCCATCCATTCCAGCGACCTCCGTGAACTGCACATCGACCCCTTCAACTACTACCTGAAGCGGAGGCTCGGACTCGTGAAGGCCCTCTCGTGGCCGGGCAAGGCGCTCAACCGGGGGTCGTGGTTCCACACCCTCTTCGAGATGGCAGCCCTCAAGCCGGGTGAGCGGGCCATGCGGTACGAGCAGAAGATCCTCAACCGGCTCACCGAGTTGGAGGGCATCTGCGACTCCCTCGGGCTCCTCGCGGAGAAGCGGGCCAACATCCTCCGCATCGAGCGGCAGGACGCACGCACCGCCCAAGGCTGGTTCGAGGAGGCCCTCTCTCTCACCTACCCCCACATCGAGACCCTCCGCAACGGCTTCCTCGACTACATCAACCAGCCGCACTACCGCACCCTCGCCTCCGAGTTGACGCTCACCTACCGGGACGAAGAGGCGGTCGAGGGATTCCCTCTCGTCGCCATCATCGACAAGCTCATCTACAACACCAAGACGAACACCGTCTGGATCTACGACCCGAAGACGGTGGATGGTGACCCTGTTGAGCGTGCCCAGTGCTGCACCAACGAGTTCCAATGCCGCCACTACTGCTGGATCGTGCGTGCCCTCCTGAAGTCCGGCGAGCTTCAGAAGATGTTCGGGCTTCCTCCCAACGCCACCCTCGGCGGCATGGTCCACATCTGCGTCCACAAGCCCGCCATCATCTTCGGGGACAAGGACCGCGACTACATCTACGTCTCCGATGGGAAGCGGTCGGGCGTCTCAGGCAAGGCCATGCCCGAGATGGGCCGCTGGGTGGTCACCTCCAACGCCTCGGCAGTCGCCAGCCCCGACGCCCCTCCCCCCACCGCCCGCTTCGCCACCGAGGATGAGGCCGTGGCTCACCTCCACCAACTCACGGGGAAGAAGCCCGAGAAGCTGTACGCGGAGGGCGAGCCCAACGTCAACAACTACCGCACCCGCGTCCGTGCCTACTACACCGGCACCGGGGAGTACGCCAAGGAGGGCGAGTCTGCTCCCCTACGCATCTGCATCTCCCGCACGATCGCAAGTGAACTGCTTGACGAAGACGTGACCTTCGAGTACCTTTCACTCCTTCAACGCATCCACCACTACGCCACCCTCAATCCCGCTCCTCACAGCTTCCCTCGCACAATGGACGGCATGTGGAACTGGGGCTCTCTCACGGAGTACGCTCCCTTCTACAACACCCGCCCGGCACAGTGGCCGGATGTCATCACGAAGAACGGGTTCATCGTTCGTCACCGCGACGAACAACCCATCCCCACCCCTGCTTAGGAGAGTCACATGTCCGAGACTGCCACCGAGTCCAAGAAGAAGCACACCAACCCGTACGCCCCCTTCGAGTCGGAGATCGCTCAGAAGGTGGTCGGCCCCAAGATCCGCGAGGTCTTCGAGTACGCCAAGGAGGCCGGTGAGTCCGTGACCTCCATCGCCGACCTCGCCAAGCGCTTCCAAGCCCTCCACTCGATCGAGGTGCCGGAGTCCTCGCTGAAGCGGTGGTGCGCCACCATCGGCATCTCCTTCACCCGTCAGGTCACCGTCACCGGCGTCTGACCCCTCCACCTCCCATCCCTCGGAGTTCCTCCCTCATGGCACCCACTCAGACCCTCGACGGCGGCACCCTCATCGCCGACGGCTACTGGGACGGCTCGTTCCAGAACGTCTCGATGAAGCCGCCCGTTGAGTCCCTCATCGGGATGATCCTCGGCAAGTCCGGCCAAGGGAAGTCCACCCTCTTCCAGTCCTACTCCGGCGCCTTCATCTTCAACCTCGACCTCGCGGGCACCTCTCTCGACCCCTGCCGTGCACGCATCTGGCCCGGCATCGACCCCGCCACCGGCAACATCGTCGAGCGTGGACCCGGTGGGGAACTCATCCACATCCCCAAGTTCCACTGGGGCCTCGTGCAGGAGAAGATCGACCTCCTCCTTCAGATGGGACGCGACAAGGTGAAGGGTCGGCCCCGCGTCGTCGTCATGGACACCCTCGACAAGGTGCTCTACTACGTCCTTGAGCACTACTGCACCACCAAGAACATCCAGCGCATCAAGCAGGCGGGCAACTCGTGGGACGCTTGGGAGGAGATCCACTCCTACATCGTCAAGCTCCCCTTCCTCTTCCGTGAGGCGGGCTACGGCTTCTTCTGGACGGCGCAGCTCGGCGACAAGATGGCCGAGATTGCTCCCGACCAGAAGCAGTTGCAGCCCGACCGTCCTCTCCTCACGGACAACTTCTTCAGCAAGGTGTACCCGCACTGCGAAGTCGCAGGAATCATCGAGTCCCGCACCGTCACCACCACCGAGCGATTCCGCGTCCTCGATCCCAAGACGAAGAAGCCCATCCCGATCCCCGGCAAGCCCGGTGAGTTCAAGATGGGCACGCGGCCCATCCGTACCGCCCGCCACTTCTTGGAGTTCGATGCGGCCAAGTACCGCAACGTCGCCAAGAAGCGCGGCAACCTTCCCTCTTCGCTCGAACTCTTCCCCGCACGCGATGCTTGGGACATCTTCCGTGCGGCTTACGATAAGGCCGTTGAGGAGGGCGAGGCAGCCCTCAGCGGCGTCGAGCCGATCCCCGAAGGCGTCGAGGAGTCTCCCTCCCCCACGCCCGCTGCCACCTGACACGCGCGTTTCAGTTCCCCTTTCACTTCACTAGGAGCATCTGACAGATGACCACTGCAAACACGACTGGTTCCAAGCTCGCCTCCCTCAACGCGGCCTTCGCTGAGGCGGACGCGAATCAGGGCTTCGGCTCCCTCGGCGTGTGGCCCAACGAGCCCAACTCGAAGGAGTACATCCTCCAGCTTCGCGGCATGTCCGTCAACGAGGACGCCAAGTTCCGCTACAAGCCCACCGGCCCCAACGTCGCCAAGGACGCCAAGCTCATCGAACGCGAGGCCCTCGAAGTCCAGTTCCTCTACACCTACAGCGACCCCGACACCGGCGTCGAGATGGAGTTCAAGGGCTCCCCGCTCGTCATCCCCTACAACGACAAGTCCCTGCCCGACAATCAGGTCACCCGCGTGCGCATGGCCCGCGAGCGTCTGAAGGGCTCCCTCAAGGGTCTGCTTCCCGAGCAGTTCATCGAGAACGACCTCGCCGCGAACATCGAGTCGGCCAAGGCTCTCCTCGCCGGCGCCGCGGAGAACTCCTCCTACGTGCAGGTGAAGGTCTTCCTTGAGTTCCGCGAGCAGCGGGACAAGAAGGGCTTCTTCAACAAGGAAGAGTTCATCCGCGAACTCATCGCCGCCTGACCCCCCACGAGGCGGGGAGCGGCTCTTGACGTGGCCCTCCCCGCTTTCCTTTTCTCTCTGGATCTGTGCGGGGGCATGCTCTACCGGGTGTGCCCCCGTTTTCATGATTGAGCTTCCCTGTCAAGCCGTCTTCTCCCTTCCCGACGTGCACGCCCTCACCCTCGACTGCCCCCTTCGCTGTGAGGTCCAATCACTGAAGGGCTTATCCTCGCCCAGTGGTGGGGTGGCGAATGGCTCCCTGCGTGAGGGCAGCGAGTCCACCTACCTGTCGGGGGCGCTGGCGAGGTGGGGGATCTTCCTGCACCCCAAGCCTCCGGGCTTCTCGCCGTGGCTCATCCTCTCCTACCTGTACGCAGAAGAGGGGAGCCCCGCCCAGCATACGTCGGTGCTCTCCCTCCATGAGTTGCAGCCCGACGTCTTCTGGTGCCCGACGCCCGCCGCCATCCACATTCAGTGGGGAGAGAACCGCGTCAAGAGGTTCAGCGTCCGGCTCACCAAGACACACAAGCGGGAGATGTTCTCCCACTTCGGATCCCCCTCCGCAGAGGGTGAGTGGTTGGCGGTTCGGCTCCTGCCAAGACGCAGGCCAGCCGCCATTCGTATCCCCCTCTCCGGCGCCCTCACCCTCTTCATCCCACTGGACACCGCATGACTACTGAGGAGCCCAGCCCGCGTACTGCGAAAACGCAGGATCCTTAGGGGCTTCCTCTTCGGTGCCGATGGTGGCACGGATGGCCGCGATCTGCTCGGGCGTGAGGGGGGTGGTGCCGACACGACCGCTCTGGAGGGCACGGTCCACCCTGCCGAAGCCCTTGCCTTGGAGGGGGGTGGGATCGACGGGGCGAGCGCCGACCATCTGGCGGTAATGCTCGCGGGCGGCGACCGGCAACTGTCCTTCGATGACCCGCTCGTCTCGGGACTCCTCCCTCACACGCATGGCGCTGTCGAGTTGAGACTTCGAGATGGTGAGGGGGAGCTTGAAGCGGGACTGGAACTCGTCGAGGGTGTCCTTGTAGCCCTTGAGGTTGCCGCCGATAAGCTGGTTGATCGCCTTGCGACGGTAGCCCCTCACCTCTTCAGCCTGCTTGACGAGGTAGCGATCACGGTCGGCGGCGGTGTTGAAGCTGCCGAGGTCCGCTCCAGCAGCCCGCAGAACGAGGTCAACGGGATCTTGGTAGCCGATAAGTTGGCCGGTGCCCTCATAGACCGGCACGTTGCCCTCCTCATCCTGCGAGCCCCAGTCCACGTACTGACGCTGGAGGTTCCACGGGTCGGGCAGACCAACGCGAGGGGCCATCCCCAACGCCCGTGAGAGGGCGATTCCACCGGGGATGACCCTCGGGATGGTCCGCTCCAACAGTTCCATGTCTTGGGTGGCGATCCCCTGCGCCAGCTTCCAAGGGATGTCGATGACGGGCGGGATGGGGATGGGGGCGTCCTCCTGCCCCAAGGAGCCCCGTAGAGGCCCAGCGGCGCCGCTCGCGTAGAGGCCCCTGCTGAGGTCGCTCCCGAGCACGTTCTTGCCCACCTCGTACGCCACAGCCGACACAGCCATGCCCCGCAGGAAGTCGTTGACGAGGGGCAGCACGCCCTCCCGCCCGCCCATCTGCCGCGTCGTGCTCGTGACGGCCACCGCCATGCGGGCCGGGAACCCGAGGAACTGCCGCATCAGCGGATTCGCAAGCACTCGCCCAAAACTGGTCAACTCAGGATCGGTGGTCTGGAAGGCGAAGGGGGTGTTCATCCGGCTGCTGCCGAACTGGGCCTCGGCCACCGTCTCCCTCACGTCCTTCGCAAAGAAGGGGTTGCCCACCGTCTGCCGACCCATCTTCGCGTAAGCGTTCTCAACTGCGTGCGCCGTCACCGTCCGGTTCAGCCACTCCGCCTTCTCGAACAGCTTCATCGAATACTCGGCTGCCACGCTGATCTTGCCCGGCAACTGGTAGGGCCTCCGTGCCCCGAAGGTGATCCCCTCAAGCGCCTCGAAGGTGTCCGGCGTGATCCCGAGCAAGTCCTCGCCCGCATGGTTCGCGTACTTGAAGTGCTTCTGGATGAGCGTGCGCTTGGCCGCATCGCTGATTGGGCCGAGGCCCATGCTCACCCGCTCCTGTGCGTAGCCCCACATCTCTTTGAACGCGGTGCCGTACGCCTTGAGCACGCTGTCCGCGCCAAGCCACGTCGTCGCAAGGAGGAGCGGCTGCATCATGTTCAGGCCGGCGCTGGCAAAGTTGAGGCCGAGGTGCGTTACGTAGAGGAACTTCGCCAGCCCCCGCGTGAGAAGCCCTGCCGCGTCCTTGCCGTGCTCAGGGTCCGCCAGCAACCTCATCTCGTTGACGAAGCCATGCCCTCCCACACTCTCAATCGCCTTCCCGATGGGGCCATCCGCAATCGCCTTCAGCGTTTGCTTTGACTGCATGGCCGCAGCAAACGTCCCGAGCCTCTTCACACTGTACTGCCCGCCGATCATCGGCACGAGCATGTTGGGGATCGCGTGCCTCACGTACTCATCGCTGATGAGTTGGTAGTCGGCCTGCACGTAGTCCGCGAGGCTCGGCTTCCCTGTCACCTTGAAACTGCCGTCCCTCAGATCCTTGATCGTGCTCTTGCCGTAGATGGTGTCATCGAAGAGGGTGTCGGAGCCGTGCGGCTGCACCCTGTAGGTGGCCCACGCATCCTTGGCTACGGCGCGCACCTCATCGCCGGGGTCGGCGACGTGCCACGCCCACGTTCTCGCAGTCTCCTCCATGTGACGGTGGTACGCATCCGCAGGTTGAATCCGGTAGAAGAGGGGCTCAATCGTCTTGCCCTTCTTGCTGAGGGTGCCCGCCGCCGCCATCCGGTTGTTCGCCTTGGCAAGCTCCTTCGTGAGTGCAGGCGTGCCCCTGAAGTTCGAGGCCACGTACGCGAGATCCTCGGGGTGGTAGTTGGCGACAGCCACCAACCGGCTCAGGGCTGATCGTCCACTACCGATTCCTGAGTTCATGGCCCGGTTGTACATGTACGCCTTCTGATCGTCGTACGTCATCTTGACGTTGGGCGCCGTGTACCGCTCGGTCATGTTGCGGGGGAAGTAGTTCTTGGAGACCTGCTGCTCGAAGGTGCTCCCGATGAGGGCCTCGAACTGCCCCTTGGTCATCTTGCCCGATGACACCTGCCCCGCGATCTCCTCACCAAAGAGACTCTTCACGTATTCCACGGAGGCGGTGTCGCCGTTGACGACGTTGTTGCGGAACCCTCTGTACACGTTGCCGATCTTCTCAGGGTCCGCCACGAAGTTCAACGCCTTCAGGTTCGCAGGAGTGTCCTTCCCGTAGAGCCGGATGAGCCGCACCTTCATGGACGTGCGGAGAGCATCACGGAGGGCCACACCCTCTACGCCCGCGATGGAGTGCAGCCGCTTCGTGAGATCCTCATCGACGAGCTTCTCGACCACCTTGTCCTGAAGGATGTCGTCCGGCTTCGTCACCTTCGTCCAGTCGATCTTCTTGGGGTGCTTCATCACCCTCGCAATGAACGACTGATCGAACCCTTCTAGCGACCCTTGGAGCGTGAACGCGATCTCCTTTGCCCTTGCCTTCTGCGCTGCATCCATGCGCGGATCCGTGAAGTCGAGCGAGACAAGTCCGTTCCGCTTGAGCATCTTTTCGTAAGCAGCACCCACCAAGGCGCCTTCTTCGACTCGCGCATTGTCGATCATCCTCCCCACATGGTGGATCGCGGACCCGCTCGTCGTACCCCGCAGGGATTGGAACGGCGTGTAGAGCCCGATGCTCTGGAGGAAGGGGGATGCTTCACGAATGTAGGCCGAGCGTGCGCCCTTCCACATGTAGGATGCGCCGCGACCGAGGGCGGTGGTGCCGGGCACACTCGTCACGAACGAGAGCCACACCCACGGATTGGTTGCGATGTCGATGAGGGCGTTGCCCACGCCCGTGTTGCCCGCCGCCGTCTTGAGCCGGGTGGCAACCGTGTCCCTCTCACTGGGCGAGAGCCTGTCCGGATCTACAAAGGCCGCGTACGCCCCTTTGAGCGAGAAGTCCCCGTCAATGATGGAGGAGGCAACGACCTCCGGCGCATCATAGATGGTGAGCTTCTCGAACGGGCTGGCCTGCATCTGCGTCATATTGAATAGGGGGCGGCCCCTCCCTCTGAGGCCACCCCCCGCGTTCCCCTACTCACCGTCCATCCCGTGACGGTTCAGGCGCAGAGGCTTTGTTACTCCTGCCGGGTGACCAGCAGGGTCCAGTTCGGAGCCAAGGACGCAGCCGGGAGTGCGATGGGGCTGCTGCTTCCGTTGGTGAAGAGGATCGCCAAGCTCTCGCCTGCCGCGAGGAAGCCCGCACGGCGATCAAACTTGTAGGTGCCGCCGTCCTTCACTTCCTTCGTGAAGGGGGCAGTCACATTCATGTCGAGGTACGCGCCCAAGCCAGCAGTACCGTCGCCGGTGCCGATGACGCTGGTGCCGCTGGTGAACGCCACGCCAGCCGCCACCTTCACGAGGTACATGCGGCACGCCGTACCGGCAGCCACCTCGGCACGGATACTGAAGTCCTGAAGGATGCAGGGCACGTCCGCCGTGAAGATGCAGAGCCCGGTCGCCGGGAGCGAGGCGGGCACATGCCCGCTCATCTTCCGGGGCTCCAAGAAGGGCAGATCCTCGGGCGGTGTAAAGGTCACTTCGTCAGCCACGTTCTATCTCCTGCGAGAATGTTGTTGGTGTTGCTGGTTTACTCGGCCCGATTGCGGCGGAGCTTGACGGTGGCCGCGACGACGCCGAGGCCCGCAGCCGGGGCGGTCGGGGTGAGGCCGGTGGCCTTGTCGAGGAAGATGAAGTAGAGGAGCGCACCCTTGGGGATGAGCAGCGGCTTGGCGTCGGTGTCGTTGGCCTTGGGCAGACGCTTCACCTGAAGGGTGTCGGCCACCACGTCGTCAACGTCGATCGCGTTGTTGGCGCCGCCGACCACCAGCGTTTCGCCGGTTGCCAGCGAGGTGCTCGTACCGATGGCGTTGACGCCGGTGAGCATGCAGATGCCCAGCCGCAAGTCCGCCCCGTTGACCACGCTGTGCCGTTCGAGGAACTCCTCGACGAAGCAATCGAACGGCGCGATCACGAAGTGACCAACACGGATGGTGGTGCTCGGATCGGCGTAGTAGTTGAACACCATGAGTTCGGGCGAGTTGGCGAGGGCCTGTTCGCCAAGACCGTTAGCAAGAGCCATGTGAGAGCCTCCTTACGGGATGATCCCGGTTCCGATTCCTTGCTCCATCACCTGCTGTTCAAGCGAAGGAGGTGGAGCGAACTCTCCTCTCGCCATCATCCCGGTCACCATGTCGAGGATGTCCTCACGGATCTCCCCGCCGATGCGAGTGGCCCCCATCGGGAGCGGCCTACCCGCCACGATCTGATTGTAGAGATCGGGCCGTGCCGCAGCAAGCCGTGCCGCGTTGAGCCCCTTGAGTTCCTGAAGCCGCTCGGCTCGGAGCATCGCCGCCATGCTCCCCCGGCCCATCACCATCTCCGCCTCAATAGCGCGGCCCAGCGGGTCCCCCATCATGGAGTCCGCCATGTCCGTGACCGGCCCCGCAACCAGCGCCCCGGTCCCCGCCACTCCTGCGCCCGTGAACGCGAGCGTTGTCAGCGGCCTCGCCTCGAACTGCTCCCCATACTTCCGTGCCGCCAGCCTCCCGTAGGGCTCCTTCACCTGAACCTTCGCGCCCTCGACGGCAGCCTTGGGCGTCTTGCCTGCGCGCACGGCCGCGCGCAACTTCCCCTGCGCCTTGGCCGATACCACCGCGTCAGCCTTCCGTGTGAACGGATTGATCTCGACGAAGTTCTTGCCGCCGGGGATCGCCTTGTCGAAGGTAACGCGGAGGCCACCCGTACCCCTCGCCTCCTGCTTCACGATCTTCGCACCGGCCTTGAGCGCCGCCTCGACCTCAGGATGCAAGTACATCCGCACTTCGGGGGCGAGCGACAACTCCTTGGAGATCATGGCGGCGACACGCGGGCCAGCCGCCTTGATTCCCTGCAAGATGGCACGAGGCAGTGCGGTCACTACATCACCCCCAGCGCCGCGGCAAGCTCGGCGGGCGACGGTCCACGCACCGCTGAGATCGCAGCAAACTCGGCCACGTTGTCACGCAGCATCGTCTTCAGGTCAAGGTCCCTCTGGATCTCCCTCTCAATGGCGCCGTGCTGCCGCATGCGGTCGGCCTTGTCCGCCGTGTCAAGGATGCGTCCCCTCGTCTCCTCCCTCTTGATGAGGAGATCCTCGAAGTTGGCAGCCTCCCCACCCATGATGTACTCGGTGAGCGCCGTCCGTTGAGATGCCGCATCGGGATCACCGAGGATGCCGTACCCCGTCGCGTTGAGTCCCTCGATGCCAGCCGACACGCCTCCAAGGATGCCGCTCGCCAGCAGCGCGGGCGGGAACCACGGCGACAAGCCCAGCGAGCCAAGGGCTCCTGCATTGAGGAAGGCTTGAAGATCGTTGTCGTCAAAGGCCATATCAGGACTTCTCCTCGCCCAGTGGTGAGGGGGGTGGGATCAGCACGGCAGCAGTATAGCCGTTCTCCTCGGGGCCTACAGCGATGACGGACTCAGGGTGCTGCTTGAAGCGGTCGGGGACAGCGTAAAGGAAGCGGCGGAGGTTCCGTCGCGAGGGCGGTTGTGTGCCGGGCCAGTGCTGGTCGTACCCCTCCCATGTGTGGAAGGTGTCGGGCACGATCTGCGGGATGGCGAAGTCGGCGATGCGGCACACGATGACGCCGCCTCCCTGAAGCTGCTCGTGGAGGAGGGTCACGAGCGTCAGGAAGTGCGAACCGTTGAGGGGAACGGGGATGGTTTCCATTGGCTACCTTGAACGGATCTTGTTGATGGCGTCAAGTTGACGCTGGGCTTCGGCGGCACTGAGGTCGGCCATGACGTTCTCCTGAGTGGAGAAGAGATCGTCGATGGTGCTGTCGTTTGCTTCCTTGGCCTTGAGGAGATCCTCGTCGAGCGAGACGCCCCGTGAGGCACGGTTGGACTGCATGCGCTTGACGGCCTCTTCGCGGCGGCGTTCCCACCGGGCGAGGAGCTTGGGGTCACGGGCCTTGGGTCCCATCGTCTTGAGTGCCCACTCGCGGAACTGCTCGGGCGAGGCCAGCATGGAGTAGGTGACGGCGGCGGTGTCGATGGCGTCCACCACATCCTGCGGCTTGCCCACGTCCGTTGAGAAGCCAGCCGAGGCGGCGAAGCTGCGGATGTTGCCTGCGTACTGGTAGACGGAGGCGAGCGTCTTGCCTGTATCGACGGCCTTGCGGTCCTTGCGGCCAAGGTCCCCGGCCTTCTCCTGCACCTTACCGGCGGCGCCTTGGCGGGCAGCCGTCTCGTTCTCGGTGTAGGCGTCGTCGAGGGAGCGGAGCACCACGTCCAGTTCACTTGCGGACATGATGCCGTTGTTGCCGATGAGCTTGGCGAGAAGCTGCTGGGCTTTGGTGTCGTGAACGATACGGGCACCGATGGCGCCCTCTTTGGTGACGCCGCTCTCCTTGAGGCCCTCCATGTTGGACTCGGGGCTGTAGTAGGCAGCGGACATCACCGCACTGATGTACTCCTTGATGAGCCCCTTCTTCTCCTCGGCGTTGGAGCCGAGGGCCTTGTCCGTCATGCGGTCAACGGTGGACTGGAGGAGACGGGTGGCTTCCGTGAAGCGACCGCTCACCGTGGAGGCGAGCTTAGGGTCAACCACCTCGTACTTGCCACCGTCCGTCTTGTCGAGTACCGCAGTCTCAAGGGTTTTGGCTACGCTCTCCTTCACGTCCGTGGTGATGGCGAGGTGCACAAGCTCCTGCGCTTGGGCAGCACTCTCGGCATCTTCGAGGAGCTTGCCGCCCATCTCACCGGAGAGGGAGGTTTCGCTGTCGAGGAGGAAGGTGAGGGCGTTGCCCTTGGCGGTGGCCTCCCGCACGCGCTTGGCGGTTTCGGCTGCCTTCTTCTTGGCCTCGGGGACGCTCTCGATGCGGCCCTGAAGGAGGGCGGACTGGATTTCGAGGTTGTCCTGACGCTCCCGCTCCTTCTCCTTCTGGACGATGGCGAACTGATCGTCCACCTGCTTACGACGCTGGCCCTCGATCTCCTCTTGGGCGGCAAGGGCGGCTGCCTGCTGCTCCTGCTCGGCTTGAAGCTGGACCTGAAGCTGCTGCTCTTGGAAGGCTTGGCCGCTCTCTTGACGTGCGGCGTCCGCCTCGATGCCCGCCTTCTGCATGGTCTGCTGGGCGTCGATCTGTGCCTTGGCGATCTGCGCTTGGGCGGCGGTCTGCGCAAGCTGGACGTTGCGATCGGCCTCCGCGTTGAGGTTGCCGAGGATCGCGTCCACGCTGTGCGAAGCGCTGGGAGTCACCGGATCAATGATGTCGAATCGGCTCATGAGAACGCCCCGCTTTCAGAGACTTCCTTGTTCCACTCGATCATCGGAACCTTCTTGCCCTTGTTCTCGTGTGTGCAGTCGTCGAGATATTCGATGACGCCATCGGTCACGAAGAAGTGGTTGGTGTGCTCGCCCTTCTGAAGGACGCTGGCACGGATGGTGGGCTTCTCTTCGCTGCCGTTCCACTTCCACTTCGGTCCCTCGCGTCCGGCGTTCTCAGGGACGTCGAGTGAGAGCACGACGGCGTGGCCGAGGGTCGGTTCCCAAAAGCACACCGACACGTACTTGCCCCGTGTACCCCTGTCGAACAGCGTCTTATGGATGACCTTCATTGGTTACCTCAGCGGTTGAGGGGTGTTGTTGATGCCGGGGACGTTGGCGGCGCCGGGGGCGGTGCGGAGGGCGTAGAGGGCGGAGAGTCCTGCGAAGACGGAGACAGAGCCCTGCCGGTTGGCCTCCTGCAACGCGAACTTGGTCTGGTAGCCCTGAAGTTTGGTTTGGAGGAGGGCGAGTGCGGAGGACTGGTGGATGTTGGCTTCAAGAGAGGCGAGGTTGGAGCGGATACCAGCGAGGTCCACCGATGCTCCGAGTCGCGTCTTGGCAAGGTCGGAGGCGATGGCACCCCGCTGGGATGCCGCGCTGAGTTCAGTCTTGGCTGCGTCCGCCTGCACGGAGGCGAGCGTGTTGCGGAGGGAGGCGATGTTGGCGGCGCTGGACTGCCAGAGTTCGCCGGTGGCCTCCGCGATCTGACGCATGCCCGAGCCCACCACCATCGCCTTTGACTGGGCACGCTGGGCGGGGGTCATCATGGTGCCGTCAGGATTCAGCCCGGCGTTGATCTCGGTGAGGGATTGGTTGATGCGTTCGGAGAGGCCGCTGGTCATGGCGGCGACGTTGGAACGCATGTCCCGTTCGTAGTCGGTGACGGCGCGGCCGGACGAGGCGACTGCTGCCTTCGCGTAGGAGGAGACGCCCTTGAGCCGGGAGTCCATGTCGAGGAGAGTGGCCTCGGCCTGCTTGTCGTAGGTGGCGAAGTCGGCGGTGGCCTGACCCTCGGCACGGTGGATGGCGTCGAGAGCGCTGTCGCGTGCACCGAGGATGCTCTTGTCAGCGCCAGCGAGAACGGAATCGAACTCACCGATGGTCTTGTTGCCCCGCTTGAAGGCTTCATCGGCGAGCTTCTGCTGGTTGTCCATGTCGCCGAAGAGAGCGGCGCCCAACTGATCGGACATGCCGGGGATGTTGGGGTCGTTGAAGCGAGGGTCCGTCAACTGGATGTAGATGGGGGTGCCCGCTGCGTTGCGACGAACGGCGCGGTCCCCTTGGATGGAGTAGCCCTGCTGGCGTGCGATGTCCTCCCGCGAGCGGGGCTGGTAGTTGAAGGCGGGCGAAGTCTCGAAGAAGTCGTGGGGGGTTGTAACGCGGCTCATCCTGTGCCTCCGACCCGTTCGCGGTCATCACGATAGGTGCTGAGAATCTTACCCTCGACGCGAGCGGCCAACAAGGTGAAGTCGAGGTCGGGGCAGACGATCTCCACGCCGGGGAAGAGGGTGCTGCCGCTGTAGCCGTGACGGTCGGCGCCGAACGCGGCGGGCTGCTTCGATGGTCCGTCGTACACCGAGATGATCTTGGCGTTGCCGCTGATCGAGTCGGGGAACCTCCGCTCGTTGGTGGCGATGTCGGACTGGTTGCCCCGGTAGAGGAGGGCGGCGAAGCGTGCGTCCTTGTTGGTGGTGTCGGATGACGCATCGCCGGAGACGGTGCTGAAGCAGCAAGAGAGAGTTTCAGCCTGACGTCCACGGAAGAACTCGAAGGAGCCGAAGGAGGCAACCTGCTCGTCCGTTTCGACTTGGAGGCCCAGCATCGCACCGACCCAGCGGAAGTAAACGGGTGAGATGGCGGCACGGAGGCCGGTGATGTCTCCGCCCGAGAGCCCCTGAAACATGAGGTCGGCCTGCGTCTTGTTGAGGAGGATCTCATCGCCATCGACCTTGCGGACGATGAGAGCCTTGCGGTGAGCGTTGGCTCCCGTCATGAGGTAGAGGTAGCCGCCCTCGATACGGGTGCCCACCGTGCCCGAAGAGAAGGTGACCTTCGTGTAGTCGGTGCCTCCGTCGTTGACTGTGGTGGTGCTGGCGATGGTGAAGCGGGAGTCGCCCGTGAAGTCGAGGTGGCGGGTGTTGCCGCGACGGCGAGCGTAATCGACGGTCCACACCCGCCATGCGTAGGTGGAGGAGGTGGGCCGCACCTCGCTGAGGAAGATGGCACGACGTTGGAGGGGCGAGCCGATGGTGCCGATGGCGTAGGGGATGGGTCCCTCCTTCACATGCGTGAAGGCCATGTCGTACAACTCGGTCACGCGGTTGCTGTTGAACCACATGACGAGCGTGTGAGAGAGCGTTGGGTTGTGGATGAAGAGGGCCGACATGATGGGGTCGAAGGCGAGGAACACCGTGTCGAGTGAGGAGGCCCAATCCTCCACGATGATCTTGTCGAAGGCTTCCACGTTCTCAAGAGCACCGTCGGAGGTGAGCATCTTGAGGCCCTTCGCCGTCATGAAGTAGACGAAGGAGCCCACCACCGCAGAGCCGTCGTTGCTCGTGAGCCCGAAGCCCGAGTGGATGGGGTAGAACTGCACGAACGAAGACTGCTTGCGTCCGAGGTAGGCAGAGAGATCGGTGAGCGTGACGACGTTGGGGCCTGCCTTGTGGAAGCGCTTCACCTCTTCGGAGGGGAGTTCGAGGGGGTAGTCGTTGAGGGGGGCCACAAGCTCGACGGAGAGTTGACCGGGCTCGCTCCACTTGACGCGACCGAGGCCCTCGCTGTTGGCCTGAATGGTGCCGCTGTTTCCAAAGAGCATGATGCCCTCATAGAAGGTGGCGGTTCCGGCGCCGGGCATCGTGGCCTCATAGTCAATGTCGCTGGTGTATTCGGGCTGGAGGGCGAGTTCCTTGTCGAGGAGGCGGTTGAAGTAGACGGCACGCTTCCACATCTCGCCGTTGGGTCCGGTCGAGGGCTGCACGTCGGTGTGGTAGTCGATGAGGGCAACTTGAGCCTCGGTGAAGAGGCGGACGGTTGAAGCGGAGGTGGGCTGCGTCTCGTCGTAACGGGTCGAGCGGTAGACGATGAGGGTGTCGTACTTGTTGCGGTCGTAGATGATGTCGATGGCGGGGAAGGTGACGCCGTAGTAGTCGTTGTACCACACGCCCTCGAAGACGGAGGAGCCGCTCGTCTCCTGCCTTACTACCTGCCCCTCCTTGGGCGCACCGACTACGGCGCCGTAGGAGAGTTCGGGCGGGGCGATGGAGAACTTGGTGGAGAGGTTCGAGCGTCGGCCCGTGCGGCTGTCGAATAGCTGGATGGCGAAGGTGTAGCGGCCCTTGAGAACGGGCGTGGGATCTCCGAAGCGGCGAACGGCCTCGTTGTAGAGCCAGCCCGTCCGCGTGTACTTGGTGGCGGGCGGGCTGTCGCCATCGGGCTCGGGCGTGGTGTTGACGCGGGGGCCGGGCCTCACGTACTTGGCGTTCTTGAAGGAGGGGTCGCGTTGAGGGGGGGAGCACCACAGGGCGACGTCGGGGCCGGTCGAGAGAAGGAGATCGGTGGGGCCTTCGATGGGGTTGCCGTTGGTGGTGCCGTCCACCTTGGGCACGGTGCCGTCGTTGCGGTTGTTGAATCCGAAGAAGAGGACGCGGGCCGTCGCATCACCACCATCGGTGGGCGAGGCTTCTGCGGTCAGGAAAGAGGTCATGTCTGCGGTAGCCATGATGCCCGCAGGATCGCCGCCCTTGAGTGAGATGGTGGGGCCGGGGCCGGGATCGGTCACGATGATGAGTTGATAGTTGGCGGCTGCGGTCGTGGAGGTGGTGGTGGGCGTGACGCAGCTAGTCTCGCGGGTGTTGACGTCGAGCGAAGTGTTGCGGATGTAGAAGACGAAGGGAGTCTCGCCTTGCACGAACACATAGACGAAGCGGCCCACGGTCACCACGTCCATTGTCTTGTTGCCGTATGTCTTCCAGCCGACGAGATCGGTAGGACCGACCCACGACACCTCCACGCCACGGCGGTATTCGAGGAACACCTTGCAGTAGTTGGCGGCGTCCTTCACCCGATAGACGAAGCCGTGGGCGTACTGGGTGGCATCGACGCGGAAGACGAGCGGGAAGAAGCCCGCGACGGACTGGGTGCCGCTCACCGTGTGCGTTGAGTCGGAGGAGAGGGTGCCCGTCAGGTCACGCTCGTGACGCATGCCCATGAAGGGACGCTGCCCGCCATGCAGGGAGCCATCGACGCCGATGAGGTCGTAGGCTCGGGAGGGAGGGCAGCCCGTCCGGTTGGTGCGCTTGGACTCGCTCAACTCGATGAGCGGATAGGTCCACGGTGCTTGTTCAAGCTGGTTCGGCACAGGCTACCTCGGGCACAAGACGGGTGTTGTTGGTGGTGTTGGGGTGTTTCATCCCCATGATAGTCATGATCTCGGTGTCGGTTCGGCGTCGGACCACCTTCAGGAACTTGCGGAAAGCCTGCACGGATGCAGCAGCCTCGTCAACGATGTCGCCGTAGTGGTGGCCCGCCAGCTTGGAGAGCCTCCGCTCGTAGTATCGCCCGTAGATGCTCTCGTCCTCGAAGATGCACGAGAGGATGATGTGACGATTGTACAGCAAGTCGCGGAAGGTGAGGGGTTGTGTGCCCTTGATGTCGGTGCGGTCGATCTTACGGCGGTACTGGTGGGGCACCACGAGGTCGCGGATGCAGCGGACCTCACACCCGCTGATCCACGCGCGGAACGCGAGCCACTCCTCCTCGCAGCCGTAGCCGTTGAGCAGGGGTGCATAGCCGCCGAGCCGGAGCATGATCTCTCGGGGGATGATGTAGCAGCCGCCGTAGGGGCAGGGTGTGCGGTAGGAAGGTCCAAGGGAGGGTGAAGGAGGATCGCACCACTCCCCCGCCCAGTGGCCGAGGTCGTCCCTGTACCGCATGCGGGTGAAGTTGCCTCGCCACGATGTACGCTCGAAGCCGGTGCTCACCGCCCAGTGCACTGAGGTGGGGGCGTTGTGATAGGCCGTCCGCATATCATTGTAGAAGTCCCAAGGAACCCTCATATGGCTATCGAGAACGACGGTCAGGTCGGAAGTGGAGGCGAGAGCCCCCTCGTGCTTCGAGGGACCCGATCCCATTCGCACGTCATGGACGATGTGGACGAAGCGAACCCCCGACCTCTCAACAAGTGCCCGGCAACGATCAGCATCACGTTCTTTGGACCCGTCATCCACGAGGATTACTTCCCGTGGGAGCCGCTCCGCTGCGAGTACGGAGGTGACGGTAAGTTCAAGGTTGATGCCTTCATTGAGGTAGGCGATCACAGCGGACCATGTTGGCTCGGCCACCGGCTTCACAACAAACGTGGGAGCCTTGGCTTCACCTGCCAAGTGTGCGCTCAACGAAAGCGCATGCTGACCGAGTACGCTCACAATCTTGTTGCGAAGGCAGGGAGTGCACGCAGCGAGCGGCACGGATTCCCTGTCGATGGAGAACCACGCTGCGACGATCATCTTCCTGACTGCTACATCCTCGTAGAGTTCCGCAACCTGTCTCACGCACTCCTCACTTATGTGCGGGAGGAGGCTGGCAAGAAGGTCCGCCGCGTCGGTAGGGTGACGGAGAAGAACTGCCTTGATAACGGAGGGGTCGTGACGATGAAACCCCTTACGGATGATCCCTTCATCACGCGCAAGGATGCCTTCCCATCGAATACGTTTGGCGGCTTCGGACTCTGGTGAGGCACGGAAGCATGAGTCGCAGACGTCGAGGCGGAAGCCGCCACGGAAGCCGGACTCCTGATCTACGAGGGTGCAGCCCGCGAACTCGTTGCGGTAGCCGCACTGAGAGCGTCGGAGTTGCTCGCCGGGGAGAACGTCGAGGGGTACGTTCAAGTTCCGCCTCCAATGAGATAGCAGCAGGTGAGGGTGCCGATGGGGAAGCCGCCGCCCGGATCGAAGCTGGTGAGCGTGGACTCCCCGGCGCCGAGCGAGGTGGAGGCGTCGTCGTTGCACACGCAGCAACCGGCCAGCGGATCGCCGTCCCCGTTGACTGAGGGGCACGAGAGGCAGGGGATGGCTGCACTGCTGTAGTGCGAGCAACCGGGCGCCCCGCCGTCGAAGCAGCAGCTACCCGTGGTGGACGTGGTGCCGCCCCCGCTGCTCGTCGTGGTGGTTGTGGTGGTGGTAGTTGTGGTGGTGGTCGTGGTTGTCGTGGTGGTTGTGGATGTGGTGCTGGTTGAGGAGGTGGAGGTGGTGGTGCGGGGGAGCTTGAAGGGCTGGAGTTCCTCGGCCTCGGCTTCGGGTCCCCTGTTGATGATGCGCTCGGAGGGCGGGGGCTTCACCTCGAAGCGGATCTCAGTGGGCGGGAGGAAGGGACGTTGCTGGAAGCCGTCGCCCTCGCTCATGATGGGCCGGATGAGGAGCGGACGCAGGGACTCGGCGAAGCGGTCTGCTGCGTAGCGAGCCTGATCGGGCGTGAGCGACGGATCGTTCATGTGCCATAGATGTGCGGAGAGAGAGACTCGGCGGATGACTCGCTGCCGACACTCTCGTCGATGACCTCAATGACGTCACGCTCGAACTCGGCGGGGAGGATGGGCGGCTGCGCGTCCGAGACGTGCGACTGCGAGAACGCATCATCGCCGCCCTGATCGCTGCGGCGGTAGGTGGGCCGGAGCGACTGACCGAACAGGCTGAGGAGGTACTTCCCCTGATTGCTGCTGTCAAAGGGCACGGATCACCCCCGGTAGAAGTCGAGGCCCCAGTTGGGGTTGTCGAGCGTGTACCTGTTGAAGGCTTTGGGCGTGCGCTCGATGCGGTTGCCGAAGAGATCGCGGACGCTCTTGATGGCGTTCTGGTACTCGACATCCAGCGACATGAGCTTCTTCTGCGAGAGGTCTTGTGCGGGACCGAAGGACATCGCCACCTTGCATGCACAGGCGTGCAGGAGCGGGAGGTAGGAGGGAGGGGCAATCTCGTAGATGATGTTGGAGTCGCCTGCTTCGATGTCGTAGGTGGAGCCGAGGGTGAGGGGAAGCCGGAGGGTGAGCGTGCGGTCAATGACGTTGAAGGACTCGATGAGCCGCTCTTGGATGGGGGAGGTGCCGTTGGGCGGGATGGCGCGGAGAAGCCAACCGGCATAGGCGTTCTCACGACGGTCCATGAGCCCGAGGGCGGGCGTGCTCCCGAGGACGATGGTGTCCGAGTCGGTGATGGTGCAGGTGCCCCGGTGCATGAGGCCGTCCCCGGTGGGGATGTACTCGATGGACCAGTCCTGCTCCTCCGCAGGAAGCTCACTCAACTCAAAGACGTTGTGCCCGTTGATCCGCCAGCCAAAGCCGTGCGGGTGCATGTCGTTGTCGGGTCGCCAATCCTGAATGACGGCGTTGGTTGTCTCGTCGTACTGGACGACGCGGCGGACTCCGCCGACCATCGGGGGCAACTGGTAGAACTGCTTGGTGGTGTCGAGCGTGAACTCCAGCTTGAGGGTGACGACGCTCTCGCTGCTGAGGTTGAGAGCGCCGATGACCTCGCACCACTTCTCGTTGAGGAGATGGCGGACGATGTAGTCGTCGGTGTACTTGTCGGTCGAGGGCGTGTTGAGGAGGAACCGGACACGCTCGATGATGGTGTCGATGATGCAGTGGTTGGTGTTCACAGGACATCATCTCCGAGGTCGGTGGCGTTGCGTCCGGTGGTCCCCGCAAAGGGAATCATACCGGAGAGGAGGGCCTTGGCGAGTGTGGGCTCCCGCTTCTTCCAGAAGGCCGCGAGGTCGTCACGCTGCTGACGCTCCTCAGCGACGGCGGCAGCCTCCTCCCGCTCGTTCTCCCACAACTGCTGCCGGATCTCCTTGGCGACGGCGAGGGCGGGCCGCATCCGCATCATCATGTATTCGAGCGAGGGAGGATGTTCGCCGCCATCCTCGATGGTGGGATGCCCCTTCATGGACTCGATAGGCTCGAAGATGCCGAGGCCGAGCCCCGCGTCGGGCCGCACGATCCAGAGGGCCACGACGAACACGCCGCTCACGCGGTGCAGGTAGAAGAAGAGATCCTTGTGCCACGAGTGGCCCGCGTCACGCACGGACTTCACCACCGTATCGAACCACCGATTGTGTTCGATGATCTGGTGAATGGCGGGGCGGTACAGGGAGCCACGGTCGCCGTACATGTCGAGCAACCGCGTCTTGCCTACGACGATGGGAGGAGGGAGGGTTTGCATAAAAGGCACGGCCCCCGGTGAAGGAGGCCGTGCCCGTGTGTGCTCGAAACCTGAAGGAAGAACGCTTCTCAGTTTACTGATAGGCGTAGCTGTCCTCAACTCCGGTCCAGATGCAGCCGGGGATCTGGGCGCCGGGGCCGAACTGCATGGTGATGTAACCGGGCTGGTACATCCACTCAGTCGGCATGTTGGTGGTCGGATCGTGGTAACGCAGGAGCCCGCCGCTGTCGCCCTGACCGAAGGGGAAGATGAGGGGGATCTTGGAGTCCTTGCCCTCGTAGTTCCCCTTCGTGGTGCCCGGAACGGGCATCGGGGCGCAGATGGTCCAGTTCTTGTTGCGGCGGGTGCCGATCATGACACCGGCTTCGAGCATCTTGCTCGTCTCGCCGGTGACGCTGCCCGACTCCGTTTCGATGGAGAAGCCCGACTTGAAGCCGAGCCCCTTGACCGAGCCGGGGGTGTTCTGGCGTTCCTCGTGCTCGCGGGGCAGACGTCCCTCGAACACGTTGAGCCAGATGCCCTTGGCCGCAACCAGCGTGTCGATGTCGAAGCCGTTGGACTGAAGGGCGTCCTTCGCCAACGTCAACTGACGGACCAACTGGCGTTCGGTGAGGTGGCCGACACTGACCCGAAGACCGGACTTGAACTCACGGCGCACGTTGACGTTGATGTAGTCGTCGTCGGTGTCCGTGATCGCCTGCGACCCGAGCAGGTAGGCGTCAGCCGCCGCGTTGCTCGTGGTGCCGCTGCTGTCCTTGCCGGTCTTGAACCAGTCACGCCACGTATAGAGGTGGTGCGGGGTCGCCACGTTGCCGTTGGCGTCGATGCCCACGTTCGCGTAGCGGACGAAGACACCGTTGACGTCGATGGTGGCGCCGGACGCACCCATCCACGTCGCGGCATCGACCGCGTTGCCCGCCTCATCCTTGCTGTCGAAGCACAGCACGACCTCGTTTTCCCACATGTCCTTGGCCGCGACGAAGCCACGGATGCGGATGCCGTTGATCTCGTTGATGCGGGCGCTGGCGTCGGAGAGCCAGAGGTCGATGCCCTGCCCGATCTGGAAGCGGGCCACCGTCTCCTCGGTCGGCTTGAAGGTCACCGTCCGGTTGGCGGTGCTCACGGTGCAGCTTGACGCCGCGATGGTGCCCAGCCGGTAGTTGCTGACGGGGCTCGCGTAGAAGCTGTTGAGCAGGTACGTGGTGATGTTGCGACCGAAGCCACGGAGCAGCGGAGCGATCTGCTGCTTGATGTTGGCCTTGGTCGCCTGAAGGTTCAGCATCGAGAGCGGGTAGCCGATGTTGGTCGTGAAGCCCGAGAGGGTCCACGAAAGGCCGAACGCCTTGCTCGACGGCCCGTTCTTGAAGTGAGCCCACCGCATGGTGGGGTTGCCCACCTGCATGCGGCCCGTGCTGTCGATGTCACCACTCATCTTGTCGCCGACGATGGTGAAGTGATTCGACCGCTGGGACGGCTCGATCACGCCCGCGAGGCTGCCGAAGTAGCGCTTGCGGAAGCGGAGATCGCGTCCGAGGAGTTCCTGCATGTTCGCCACCGGGATACCTTCCCAAATGGCGTCCTTCAGCATCGGGTCAACGGTCGGCCCGATCTCCTCGGCAGCCGTGCCGATGAGTTCCTGCATGACGTTCCGCTGACTGCGGAACACGGTATCTGCGATAGTGCCGGGCATTTCCTTGCCCCCCTTTCATGTTGTCTGATGCAGCGTGCGCCCTAGAGGACGCTGCTGCCACTACCCGTCCCGCTCTCAGCGAGTCCTCGCATGATGCGGTCGGTTGCGTAGTCGTCGAAGTTCTCAACATCCAGCACGCCCGTGGCCTCATCGACTCCCTTGAGTTCGACGGGCTTCTGTCGTGCGACATCGAACGGTTCATCCTCGGTGACGCCCGGTGCCCTGCCGATAAGGTTCGGGTCACCAAACACCAACTCGATCTGTTCCGCAGTCTGACCAGTGACAGTATCACCGGCTTCCTTGATCCAGTCAAGGTCAAGGTTGCCAGTCTCGTTCCGCTTCTTGATGACGTGCTCGCTGATGGCAGCCTCGGCACGCTTGAGGTGCTCGGCCTCGAACAGGGCCACCTTCTTGTCGGCAACAGCCTTGTCCGTGTACCGGCTCCGGATCAACTCCACGGCCTTCTTGTAGCCGGGGGCCGCTTCCACGGCGGCGCGGGCGGTGTTCTTCACCTCCCGTGCGACCATCTGCCGCAGGGCAATCTGATCGAGAGTGGGCTTCGGAGGAGTAGCGGGTGCGTTGCTCACGGGAGGTGTTCCTTGCGTGGGCTGCGTCCCTCGCCCAGTGTTGGCGGGGGGAGTGTTGGGCTTGGGCTCGGCCTCGGGTTCCTCGGAGGAGACGATGGCCGCGTTGATCGCGTCCTCAAGCTGCTGGCCCGAGAGCCCGGCGTGCACCATCACCTTGCGGACCTGAGCCTTGGCTTCATCGACCGGCATCGGCTCGCCGCTGTACAGCTTCTTGGTGGCGTCGAGCACCGGCTTCATCGCGTCCACCTGCGCTTGCAGGGCGGAGAGTTGCTGCTGGTTGGCGAGCAACTGGTTGTACTGCTCGATGGTGAGCGTGACGCCCGGCGTGCTGGTGGCACCATTCTTACCGGCGGCGGCGAGAAGTTGGGCGGCGGTGGGCTCGTTGCCAGCCGTCACAACGGTGCCTGCGGAAGGAGTGCCTGCGGCGCTGAAGAGGGGGTGCTTGCGGAACACGAAGGGATCTCCTATGCGAGTTGAGGTTGACGCCGGACGCCCGCCTGCTCGGCGGCACGGATGAGGGCGGTATCATAAGGGTCGGGCACGGGTTCTGGCAAGACTGCGCCCATGTAGTTGATGAGCGTCTTGCGGTACCGGATGAGGTTGTTCTGCACGATGTGAGAGGCCACCTTGACCACGGGCGAGGCGAGGAAGGCGTCCACCACCCGCAGCATGAGTTCGGGCTTCACGGTGTGCGGGGTCAGCACGACCTCGCCCGACCGCTGCCCATCCCCGTAGAGGGAGAGAAGGTCCATCTTCACCGTCTCGTAGGCAGCCTGCTCGGCGCCGAGCCACATGCCGAAGTCGAGCCCCTCCTCCAAGGCGGTGATGACGAAGCGTTCCCAGTCCTGATGCAGTTGGAACATCTGCACCACCTCGGCCTTGCGAACGGCGGTGGATCGCGGCGACTCCTCCATCGTGCTGAACACGAGGTGGGAGGCGTCGGGGATCGGGTTCTTCGTGAAGCTGACGGTCCCGCTGTCCCAGTCAATGACAGCGCCGGCGAGGCCGAGCGACACGTTCTTGACGGGGATGGGACGGGGAGACTCCACAACCTTCTGCGCCATGGCGGCGCACCCGTACTGGTACGTACCGGCGTAGGCGGTCGTGATGGACTGCACGGCGAAAGCGGTGGACTTCCGGCTCTCCTCGTCGAGGAACTGCATGAAGGGCAGGGAGTCGCCGCGTCCCTTCTGGCGGATGAGATCGGGCACCGGATTCTGCTTGTCGAGGATGCCGCTCAAGAAGGCGGCGGTGCGCCCGGCTTGATCGCCACGCTGCGGCGGCTCGATGACCATCGGGCGGAAGTCGGTGCCCCCGCTGTACTTGGCCTCCAGTGAGGCGGTGAGCACCTTGAGGTTGCGATCGCCCCGCGTGAACATCTTCCGCTCGTTCATCTGGCCCGAAGGCATCACCAGAATGGGGAACTCGTCGAGGTCGTAGGTGGTGTTGACGAGGTGGGAGACGCACTTCTCGAACTCGCGGGCCACCGTCAGGAGGAGATCGAAGAGTCCTGCATCCCAGAAGGAGCCGTTGGGCATGAAGCCGATCTTGTGGAGCGGGCAGTACACCTCGCGGTTCTCGAAGGACTCATCGTGGAGGACGGCCCACCCCGAGGTGATGCAGTAGCGGCGGACGGTGTTGCGGGGACCGTTGATCCAGAGTTCGCGGATGCGCACCGCGTCGTAGTATTGCTTGTCGGTGTCGTCGGCGATGCCCGGACCCTTCAGCAGACCGCCCGCAGGGTTGAAGCCGCCCGTGGGATTCAATGAGCCGTCGCTGGCGATGGTGACATCCTCACCGATCTGCTTGCGGAACCAGTCCATATGGTCCACTTTGGAGTCGAGCGACTTGCCCAGCGTCTTGCGGAGCCACTCCATCGGAACAAAGCGCTGGCGGATGATGCCGCAGATTTTGGTCTTGTCGAAGGAAACGGAGGGGAAGGGCAGGAGTTCAGAGGGGTGCACGATCTCGGGGTCAAGGGTGAGCCCGACCACCTCATCATCGACGCAGCCCATATGAATACCGGCGCAGCCGAGCATCGCCACCAGTTCGGCGAGCACGGGCATCTGCTTTTCGAGTTGCTGCTCGCTGAGGCCGCTGTTGAGGAGGATCTCTGCGATAGCCCTCTCCCGGATGGCGCCGATGGCGTTGCCCTGCCGGTTGACGTCGGGCCGCACGTCGATGGACGAGAGAACGCCCACCACCCTGCTCATGATGGAGAGCATCTCCTGCACTTGGAGGGGGATGCGTCCATCCTTGTCGAGTTCGTAGGCGGCTACGTGTCCGTAGGAGGGTGACACAAGATCGAAGCGGCGGTAGCCCTCGCAGTAGTAGTGAGCGATGAGCCACCGCGCAATACGCTTGCGGAGCTTGCCCTCCTCACGCATGACATGCGACTCGATCAACTGAGCGAGGGGCTTACCCTTCGGTAGTGACGGCCCGTAGGTTCTCACCTTCGCCCTCCTTCTTGGCGCTCGGCGGCGCACTCACGGGAGCGAGCCTGCGGGCCGCGTGGCCCTGCGGAGTGTACCCCGGAAGCTCTCCGGGGTCACGCATGCTGAAGATTTCGGGAGTCGGCCCAACGGGCGGCTCATCCGGTGCCTCGATGTTGGAGGGCGTCACGACCTCGCGGGGAGCATCGGGTGCCGGTGCACCGCTGTAGGCACGTCGGCACAACTCCTCGAAGTAGGAGATGGGAACAAGGATGTGGGAGGTGGGGAGCCCTTCCATTAGAAGTCACCTCCGCCCGGCAGGCCGGGACGATGGGTGCGGGCAGGTTCGGCGGTGGCTCGGATGATCTCGAACAGCTTGTGAGCCGGAGTGTTCATCACGTCCACTTGAGCCATGAGGGGTTGGCCCGTCACAGAGTCCACACGTTCGCCCTTCAGGATGCGATCAACGATGGGGAGGGTGGCTGGCGCCTCAAGCTCGGGCGGTGCTGCGGGGACGCCGCGCACAACGTATCGGGTCATCTGGCAGATGTCAAGACAGTCATCGTTCTGAAGACCGCCCGAGTCATCACCCGACCACGGGTTGAAGCCCTCGATCTGACGGAACAGCATCTCGTAGGGTTCGATGCCACGGAGGAAGAGTGGAAGGAAGAACTTGCGGTGGGTGAACCGCCACAGAAGGGAGGCGATCTTCGTGGGCTTGGGCGTGTTGCCCACCTTGAGGCGAGCGATGTTGGGGAAGTGCGAGACGCCCATCTCCTCGGTAGCACGCGACTCCACGATGCGTTCGCAGTCATCCAGCATGGCGCTGCCTGCGGTGATGTCTTCGGAGGCTAGCACGCGGGAGAACCACTTGTCCGCCTGCTTGAAGCTCACGTCGAGGAGTTCCTCGGGGTTGCAGCGTCGAGCCCACATCTCCAAGAGGAAGAGGTCGTTCTCAGGTGTGAGGGCGAAGGTGCCGCACGCCTTGTAGTCGGAGTGAGCCTTGTTGGTGTACGAGGTATCGAAGATGGTGAGGATGAAGGAGCGGCGGAGGAAGTCGGCGATGCGGGCCTCGCGGACGATGCTCTTGCCCGCCACTTTCGTGAGGAAGCGGATGCGTGAGGTGCTGATGTAGGGGTTGTCGATGAGAGCGTCGTCGGGCTGCTCGATGGTGTACCCGTACTCCTCGGTGAGGGCGGGGAAGAAGGTGGCGCCGCCTTCGCCGGGGCGGGCGAGATACTCCTTCATGAAGGCAGGAGTGCCGATGGTCTCCTCAACGTCGTGAAGGGTGGGCGTTTCGGCGGGCAGGCCCAGCCGAGCCTTGGTCTCGTCGTCGGTCGGCCACATCTCATCCCACAGTGAGATGAGCTTGCCGTCCACCTCCTCGGCGGCGGGGATAATCATGCGCTTCCACCGATTGAAGCGTGGCTCGGTGGCAAGCTGGACGGTGACGCCGGAGGGGAGGAGAGTCTCCTTGGTCTGCATGGCGTGCCACAGGTAGTGGCGCGGAGACACGAAGGTGCCGGTCCACACGCAGCGAGTGCCGGGCTGCTGCAACATGGGCAGGATGATGTCGAAGATCAGCGTGTTCATCCAGTCACGCATCGCCTCAACCGTGACCTCCTTGCGTGGGTCATACTCAGGATCGTCGAGGAGGTACAGGCGTGGACGCGAACCACGCTGCCGCGACTGCGCCGATGTAGCACTGAAGATGGAACGGTTGGAGAGGCCGAACCGGCTCTGACCCTGAGCACCCTCGGACTTGCCGGGCTTCAGTTCGCCGCCGTACTCCGGCCCCCAGTCGTCGTTGAGACGGGGGTTCATGTAGCACTGGTAGCGGAGCTTCTCGCCCATCTTCTCGGCGAGTTCGTTGGTTGATGTGCAGTAGAGCACCTCGAAGGCGGGGTGCGTGATGAGTTGCATGACCGCGATAATGCCGAGCCGCGTGGACTTGCCGGCGCCGCGGGGCATCACCGCCGCGAGCATGCGGTACACGGCGATGGCTGCCATGTGCCGGAAGTGGAACTTGGCGAGCGGGAGCGGCTCCGTGGGATAGAAGAGAGGCTCAAAGAGGATGGAGGTGTTGTCCTCGTCGTACTCACGCCGGAGGTAGTACGTATCGAAGAACATGGTGGAGGCGATGAACGCACGCCCACGCACCTCGGGCGGGGATCTGTCGTGGAGCATCCACTGACGACATGCGTTGACGCGGGCGAGCCTCCTGCCATCATGCGTCAAATCATAAAAGTCAGGAGGAAGGGGATAGTAGGGGTTCCCTTCCTCCTGACTTTGGATCAGCTTTGCCAGTGTGTAGGCGTAGCTCATTCGCCGTTGTACATCTCGACGAAGAAGAGGGGAGCGAGCAGGCAGAGGATGGCGGGCGTGAGCGTGTGCTCGTCGCGGGCCAGCGACATGCGAGCCAGCGGTACGATGGTGTCGAGGATCGCCGAGGTGGGCGTGTTCAGGCTGTCGCTGTGGAAGAGACGGGCACGGGCTGCGTTGCCGAAGTGCTCACGCTCGGCGGTGCCCTTGCCCACGATGACGTCGGGGTCCATGACGCGGAGGCTGCGGGGCATCTCCCGCTCAATCGCACGCGCCAGTTCCCCCGGCGTCATGCCCTGAAGGCGACGGATCGCCAGCATGAGCGGCTGTACGATCCCCTCCTTCAGACCCGCCCGTGCGATCCGGGGGGTGATGAGGTCCGTGATCGCCTTGATCTTGGCCGAGTTCTCCTGCGCCTGAGTCGCGTGCACCGCCTGCGTCTGCGCCTGTGCAGGAGTCGCCGGTGCCTTCAGCGGGGGCAGCGGGTCCGTCTCCAGCTTGTCCTTCTTCGGAACCAGCTTCGGTGCTTCCGTGGGCAGCGTCACCGCCGCCGGGTCCACCACCGGGGGCCTCGGCCCCGATTCGTCGGATGTCTGCATCGGTGAGGGGGTCGAGACTGCGGCCTTGGGGGCCGGTGTTGAGGGTACTGGCACGGTCGAGTTCCTTGTTCATGGTGTTCATAAGACGCACGGCCCGAACCGTCCGGTCGGTGGTGGACGTACCATCCGGGCTCGTCATCTTCCTCGATTGAGAAGCAGAGACGATGATACCGCTGAGTTCGAGATTCTGTTGGATCATGGCCCGCAACTCTTTGGAGGCCGCGAGTGCCGCCTTGTCGTCGGGTCCATTGAAGATGGCAAGCAGCCGCTTCACGCGGGCATGCTGATCGAAGTTGCTCTCCTTCAGCGCAGCACCGAGCGAGTTCGCATCGACGAACGAGAGAAGGTGAGCGGTGCCCGCATCGAGCATCTCAGGGAGAGCGAGTTGCTTACCTACGGCGGGGGGCACGACATACCTCAGTAGGCGAAAGTGGGGCGATACACGATGCTGTTGCGGCCCC